GGGAACGAGTGCTGTAGCCCCAACGATACGATTTGCCAGGTTGATACCGGTCGGGTCAAAACCGTACGCCGGGGGCATGCGATAGAAGTCCTCGCGGAGGAATGCGCCATCCGCCGTGCTTCCGGAGGCATACACAGACCGCACATAGTTGTACCTGTGCAGTAGCTGCCGCAGAGACACGATCTGCTCACCATGGTTCACCAGGTAACGACCAGGGGCCTTGGTGGAGGGGGTGCCGGTCACGACGCTCTGCGAGGTGGTGAGATCGTACTCATCGCTCTGAGGTTGGAAATAGGAGATCCTCTTCCCAATGTCACGGGGAGCAGCAAACTCAAGGTTCTCCGCACCACGGACCGAAACAAGACATTCCACAGTGGAAGCCGCGGTTGGAGCCGTGAGCGCTGTCAGACAACGAACTGTGAGCGTGCCGTTTGTCGTCCCGACGGCGTGTTTGAATGTCGTGTCACTACCAATGGTGAACGGCACAAACGCACTGGCGGAAGGTCGGATCGTTTTGCTCCACGCGAGGGCTTGCGCATAGGGCACTCTCACCTCCACATTGGTGTCTTTGGTGAGATCCACCACCTCGTTGAAGCAGTACGTCTGACTGCCACTGTAGGTGAGGATATTTTGCGCCGCGGACCCAAAGGGATCGAACGTGATGCGCACACGGCCACGATGGTATTGTGAGCACACGAATCGAAACCGGAAAATGATGTCGCCCCTCCAAAACTGGAAGAGTTGGGAGATCCAAGCCATGGGTGTCATGTACACTGCGGGGTTAGTGCCACCTGTCCTATCGTAGTAGCCCGGCGTGATCGCCGTGCTGAAAAGGAGGGCATCAGCGGCAGCCGTGGAACTCCAAGGGAACTTAGTCACGTACGATTCCCGTGTCACGAGGTGCTGGATGCTCAACTCATCATGTGAGGGGAGCCCCAAAAGACCAGGGTCCACAGAAAGTTCATTCTTGGGGTCAATGGTCAGCTTCTCAACGGGGTACGAAATCTCGCTCGACGCCAGTTGGGGCACCGGAGAGGGCCTGAAGGGCGCCGTGTTTTCCAGGACGGGCGGGTTGCAAAACCCGAGTTTTGAAGCCAAACTGGCAGCAGCGCCAGCTCCAAGTTGGGTAGCGGTCGCGTACCTCCCAATCACTGGTATGTGCTCGAGAGACTTCATGGTTGCCGCAATAGCGGAAGCCACCGTACTGACCGGTTTGTGGGCATACTCATCACTCTGCATGACGAACCCAACAGTGGGACCACTCACCACGACATTCTCCGCCCAGGCGTATACGGAGATGGTGACACCACTGCCAACCACGCCATTTGCGCTCGTGAGAGAGGACACGTTCGTGAAAGATATGGAGCCCATCTCCTGGAAGTCACTCCGCACGAGGGTGGACAACCAATTCTTCTGGTAGAAAAAGGGGAGTGTCATTTCCCCCCCTTCATTGTTCTGAGGGTACAACCACAGGTGCGGTCTCTGAGACAAAGGGATGAAATGTCTACCCCCAGCGTCGACGGTCGCCCCCCCCTCATGAAAAAGAGGCAGGGGCTGATACGACACCAGTTGCGCACCGTAATAGAAGGGAGACGCGTTGAGCATCACCTTCACCTTCAGGTCGCATTTGACAAACGCATAACTCACCAACTTGTCCTTGATACCCGGAGAGTTGAAGAACAGATCCCAGGGTGCGATGGTCGTGGTGGCACCCAGCACATCTGAATCACTCCACGTGAAAGTGGAAATGCGTACAGGACGTGAGAAGTACTGAGCCAGACCAACGTTGGGAGTGGCGTCCGAATAGGACTCTGGGGGCAGATTGGCTGTCTGCCCAGTGGTGTAACCGCCAGGTTTCTCCAAAAAGGATAGAATGGCGGTGGTCGTTTCGACAATGGGAGCGCTTTCGGTAGAACCGATGGCTTCTCCATCATCTGCTTGGTACTGGAATTCGCTTCCAGTGCGCGATGTGGCAATCTTAGGTGGCCACACGCCACGGATCCGGCTTCCACAGGCCGGCGCCTCTTGTAAGGTGTTGGGAACAATTTATGAGATGGAGGGGTTGTCAACCCACACCAAATGTGCGCGCTCCTCGCCCAAGTAGGGTGAGAGCGCGCGGGGGCCTTTTAGTGTGTTGCCCAGCACAGAGGCCCGTTTAACACGACGTGTCGTAACGGGCGGCGAGCTCTTCCCAAACTGGGAATTTGCCCGGGGTGGCGTGCATGGAGAAACCCAGTTCCTCGATGACGCCCAACATGAGCTTCCGCTTTTCCTCGAAAATCTCCTTTCCGTAGAAGAAATACTCGAAGGTGGCAGAACTCATCACATCCACCGCCTGTTCACCAGCGGAAACACTCACGGACTCTACCCATGTCATGAGACTCTTCTCAATCGACTCATGCTCGAGCGGACAAAGGTACTCTCCAACATCTGGGTCGTAGCGCCAAGCCCGCTTCAGGAAAGTGACCTCGTGGATGCTCATGTACGGGCGTGACTCGGCCTCCTTGTCGGGCATGGTGTATTTCACACCGTGGTCCGCCAGAACACGTTGGACAGCAGTGTGGTTGTACCACGGGGCATTGGGTGACACGCACGCCACATTGTCGTCACCATACGTCATGAGATTGACATTTGCCTTGAACGACTTCGCTTCGTGCTTGGGGTTCAGAACCACGTAGCAGTAACGCATGTAGAGGCAATTGACGAGACCGTTGATGATGACGGTCAAGATGTGCCCCGACGGATTGGATCCCATGAACTCCACCAAATCGCCATTGAAGTCGAACATGGGGAAAGCAGTGTCCAGACCAAAGCCCTCCATGGCTCGCAAAGCCTCCTCTGTGTACCCTGCTTTTTCCGCGATCTTGCGGAGGATCCAGAATGCTTCGAGGATCAACATGGCGAGCATGCCCTTGTCGAAATCGGCGAAGTCACCAGCGAGATTCAAGTCCACACCATATTCCGTGAGGTAGTCATGGAGGTGTCCCCACTCCTTCGACTGGGCAACGGTGCCAGGCGCGCTCTCAAAAAGGTAGCGATTATTCTGAATCACCCGGATGATGGGTAAGAACAACTGTCTACCGAGGACGCTCCAATCGAGGGGAGCTCCACCAAAGACTCGAGTTTTCCCGGTCTCGATCTTCTTGAACTTCGTGCTCTCGTCCTTCAAGGTAGCTTTGAACACGGGGTGGTGGCGAATCCCTTTGGCATACCTCCCCTCAATCTCCCGCATGCTCTCCAGCACCTCGGGACACAGGTCCACGGGGGCGGGGAAGCCATCTCGTGGCTCGAGTGGTACCAAGAATTTCTCTTTCGTGGTGCAGTATGGGAAGCCAGCCGATGTCTTCTTCTTGATCGAATCCACATAGGACAAACCAGTCGCACCGTTCACCGCGGTAAAACGGTCGTACGGGTGGATCGAGTCGAGATCAGCCTGGGAAAGGCCAGCGAGAATATCACTGAGGAAGCACGCGGAGGCCTCCTTCAGGATGTCTTCACGGAATAGGCTGTCCTTGTTGGCCACCATGGGCACAGCGGCGTGTCTCCAGGGGCGCCAACCCTTCATCACGGGCGGACCGAACTTCTTCTGGTACCCGTGTGGGAGCAACAGCGGGGCCATAGGCGTGTCTTTCACTCGAGAGCGGGGGGCGTGCCGGGGTCCACTGAGCGATCCGAAGACGCTAGCGGTACCCTTTTCGATGTAGCGGAACGGCGACTTCTCATCCAATGCTACAATAGCCCGCAATGGCGCTGATGGTGCGTTGAGCACGGGTTCCCCACACTGAAAGTTGGTGGCTCCGAGATACTCACGGGCCAGCTGCGCATCCTCTGGGAAGAAGCGAGCGGCTTTAGCAAGACTGTCTAGCGAACCAAGGGCATGGATGCCCGCAACGACGGGCCCAAATCCAGACCAAACGATCAGGATCGCACCACAATCACCATTGTTCGTCACTTCCGTCACGACGCCACCGAAGTAGGCGTGGTCTTTTCCATCGCGCTCCATCGTCTCACACTCGACCTTGTGCAGGGTACGATTGTAAGGGGTGTGCTCGTTGGTGAGGCCCACATAGTTGGCGTCGAAGCGCCCTGTGAAGGTTTCTTGGGGGAACAACCTTGTAAGGTCGCGGGCTGGTGGAAGACCTCGAATTGAGAAGTAGGTGATGTCACTCCTCTTGGACTTCCAGAATTGCGTACGCACAACGACGGTGCTGTGGTTGGTGGTCACCCCTCCCTCCGAAACGCTGGTGATGGAAAAACACATCACGTTCGCATCTGGTAGTGCGTGGGTGTTGATGGCATACAGGTGTCCACCCAGTGCAACCGCTCCGGTGCGGCGGGCTTTGAAGCCTTCTCCCGTGATGTCAACCCGGAGGGCGGCATTGCGTATCTTGGCACGCACCTGGTCCCGTTCAAGGGATTTCCACGAGCATGACACTTCCTGCACATCTCGCCGGACCAGCGCGAACTCCTTCTTGTACCATACGGCAGGACGCTCATCGGCGTGCGGTACAGGGGCGACGCCTTCGTCAACCAAAGCCTGCTCAAGGATGGGCACGGCGGGTGCGGTCGGCAGTTCTGATCGCTCCGCGGCCTTGCGCACTTTGAGGACCTCCTGGGCAGGCAATTCCTCAACGACTGGGATGAACAGCGTTTTCGCCTCTTCACGGCAACACTTGCAAATCAGCACGTCGTTGGGCACGGCACGACTCAAGAGGGCGCTACCGACTTTGTAACCTACGCCAACCCCCAAAGTGAGGAAAGTGAAGGTTTTTGCCCATCGAATGAGCGGGAGGTACCGTCTGTTCATCTGACGACCGAGACGCCGGAAAACGAATCCCATGAATCGCGCCTCAAGCCACGTGCCCAGCACATAGCGCTCAAAGATGTCGAGACGAAACCACATGAGTGCACCCAGGAATGGTGTGAGGATCCCCCACATAACTCCCCACCAGAGGTAGAGAATTGTGTAGACCAGCGAGTCCCAATCCTCAGCCAGCCACTCGAGGGTGGGCCGTGCGAAAGTGGGCCATGAGAACCAGGGGGTCGATGCGGGGGCCTCTAGCCTCATGAAATCAGCTTGTTCCTCAAAGCTGGATTCGTCGGTGGTCGCTCGTTCAACACCCGCATAGTCGAGTGGGCCACCGTCATCGCTGTCCGAAGCAGGGTTTCCGTCACTCTCGCCACTGCTGCTGCCGGCACTGGAGAAACCGAAGTGGGCATCAGTGTACCGGCGTGCATCGTAGAAGGTCGCGGGATCTTCCCCAAGGTCGTAAACGACCTCGTGGTGATCGGACTCGCTACCACTCATTGGCACCTCCGAAGAATCGGGGGACGAGGCATACCCACAGCCACACCGATAAGAGACAGATCTACAGTCGGGACACACCTGAATGCGCGCGGTATCACGCATCTCGTCGCTGATGTGCGTTTGGACTCGTTCGTGTGTGAGGGCCTCATCACCCAACCAAGCCAGAAAAACTGTGATGTCACTGAATTCCCGCACGAGTTGGAGCTTCCCCTTTTTGCAGTTCTCCGTATCATCTTCCGGGATGACTCGGAACAAGCTGAGGATCCAATAGTCGGGGAACCGACCATCTTCACGACGCAATACGGTGTGATCAAGCATGCGGTTGTGAGCGAATTCAGGCTTCACCTTCACGTCCACCACGAAGGGCAGGCGTCTCTGCACCGCAATGGGACAGGAGAAATAGGCGAAAGCGTTGAGATGCGCTGTGTTCGTCGTGGCGATGACTAGCTTCGCCTGAACGGGGGTGCGACCCTTGTCCTCCAGGCTTGCTTGGTCTGGCTGGTAGGCCACATTGTTCATGACCCCAATGATCTCCTTTAGCGAGGGATCCTCGACTCCAAGGCTGGGTGCTTGGGCTGCAATGTCGTCCATGACGATACACCACTGTGCTGTCGAGAAATTGTTCCAATACTTCTCCCCAGGATTGCGGGTGTACTTCATGCTGCTATCGTTGGGCAAGCCAAACAAAGCTGCGTAGTACTGAAAGACCACGTTGATCAACGTGGACTTCCCGAGACTGGAACCACCGGCCAGAAGGACCCCGAAGGGTGAGGCGCGATCGCGCTGCGCTGAGCGACGGGAG